TTAGTTACGCCGGCAGCACGTATTGCCGCTGGTGTCACATTAATCAAGCCTAATAGACTATCCCTGTCAGCAAGGTCTATATCAATGTCGGAACTAAACTTCATAATCCTATTTTCTTTATTACATCCTTAACTTGCTCTACCGTTTCTTTTTCCCTTGTGAACTTAATACCCCACCGTTGGGGGTCGATATAGTCAAATACAAGCAACGTTTGATTATTATCCAGACGAGAAAGAAAATCAACACCAGTGGAACTATGGTATAAAAGCCAAGGACTTATTTTACCATTTGTAATTAAGTAGCACAACTTGTTCTTATTACCATACTTGAATATATCTTCAATGCGAATATTTTCACCGTTGGCAATATCCAGTAGAGCATCAATTGTGCGTTTTATAGCATCAAAAGGATCCTCGCTACGGATGTAATCCACTAGATACCTGGTATAAGCAGCATCAGTTGCCCATGTATCTATGGGCACCTTATTTTTAGTTAACCATACTGCATATGCAGCAGGGTTTACTGCTGAAATATCCACGCAGTAAGAACCAAATTTTGTAAATGCAGAGTAGTAATTGCTTTTAATGTAGTCGCTATACTCTGTTGATTTTTTGTTTGGGTGATGGGTATTATAAAAGTTTTTCCATGCACCATATCCTATCCTGTTTGCTGGACGATCCTTATCTAACCACCTACGTTTTTGTTCACATAGATGTTTTACCAGGGTAGTTTCACGGAGGAATGTGCGACTACAATGTTCACAACCCCAATTAGATTCTTTAGCCGCCTGATAATCTTTCATACTCTTCCACATCACCCTCATCCACTAGGGTGGAAAGTGTTTCTATGTCACTAATTTTAAGTTCTGGATATATTTTACCAATACGCCATTTATGATTATGTAATCTGGTAAATTCCTCTGCCGCTTCCTTAATTGTTCCTTCATCCGTGCCCTTATATATTTTGGCAAAATAATCCTGAATATCTTTAACTTTTGCTGTGCTTTTTAATGCAGTAATAGATGCAGATAGGTGTGGTATCCACTGGTGGAATTGTTTACCTGCACCAGGACTGGCTGCACAAAGCATCATCCACTGTAGTTCAGGGTGCTTTGTAATATATTCATTGAACATATGCTTATTGGCTGCCTGATCCGTACTTAATACATAGTAACTACTAACTAACCCACCAGACTTAACCGTACTCATCCACCACAACAGCATATATGGCACAAATTTTCGTTGTTGTTCCTCTTGTAATCTACTGTAAAAGCCATAATCTTTTTTGTCTAATGCTTCAAGAGCCTTGAATAGATCAAACTCCTGATCAGTAAACCGTTCATCTACATCTGTTGCTTTTTTGGCTGCCATTATTAAAATGCCTGACTATAATCCACTATTTCACAATTACGGCTGACTTCTTTTACAAAATATATGCATCTTGGTTTCTGCTCATCATCTATTGGCACACATAGGAATTGTCCATTACGCAATCTAGGTGCATACCAAGTAACATCATTATAAATGTCTATTATCTCCAAGTCAAGAAAACTTGGACGAAAACTACTAATTGGGTTAAATTGGTAAGCCTTAAACCCACGATCATTTATACTTGTTAATGGTACAGTTTCTAGATCACCAAATTCTGGTTCACCAATTAGTATTTGCCAATCTAGTGGCATTTTTATTACGGTATCATCTACCCGTAAAACTAGAGCAGGACTGTTGAAACTTTCCAGAAATATAAGTGGTATGTAGTGGTAATCTACACTGTGCGGATTACTATTATCTAGTATAGCAAACCGCAAGTCATCCACCTCTTCTGGTAAATTCTCAAGGTTATATGGTTCGTTTTTTTCAAGTGTAAGTATTTTCATATTATTTGTAATTTAATTTTTCTACCTCGTAAGGATAATTTGCTTCTCGGTAAAACTCTTTGCGTTTTGTTAGGTGGCGTTTAGCAAAACGGCAACTGCTGGTTATATCCCAGATTTGTACGAAGTCTTTATCTTCTGCTTTTCTAATACCGCGCCCAATGCTTTGTATAACGCGGACAAAGCTCTTTCCGGGCTCAATAAGTACCAGATTAAAAATACGGGGGATATTAATACCAACAGCGGCCACACCGTAAGTCGCCACCAGAATCTTGTCCATACTCGTCGCCACTCCATCGTATTCCTCTTTACGCTCGGTTAGTTTAGTATCGCCACTAATAAACACACTGCCACTTATGCGATCAATCAACTCTTTACCAGCAGTTAGACGGTCAACCAGCACTAAGGTATTACCAGTTTTAGCGACACCAGTAATCAATCTAGCAATTTCATCCAATCTTTCTGGTGCCTCTAACAGGTGTTTCAACTCACTCTGGTAATTACTAAATTCAGATTTATCCTGCAATTGTACAATATTCACGTGACAATTAGCAAGTACGCCTTGATCCTGTAACTGGCTTGCACTTAATCTGTTTACTACACTACCTATACTTACTTGTAGCGCAGCCTGTTCAAATTTTTCTTTAGGTATAGTACCAGTCAATCCCCAACGTATTGGCACCCTAGCCATTACACCTGTAAGTAGTGTTTTTAGTGCATCTGCTTTGGCTTGATGCACTTCATCCACAATTACACACACTACACCCTCTAAGAATTCTCCGATTGACACTTCCGCAGTTCCTGCCTTAGTATTCTTAAGTAGAACATTAAGGCTCTGCCAAGTACAAATAGTGTGTCGGCGTCCTGGCTCCTTGCGATCACCAAAATACACACCAACATCAAGTCCTAGATTCCGGTAATCTGCTTCAGTTTGACCTACCAATGATTTATTTGGTACAATAACTACCGTTCTACCCATGTCTTGGCATGATCTACTAAGTGCTGCTGTAATAATTGTTTTACCGGCACCAGTGGCAACCTCCTGCAGACATTGTGGGTTTTCCAAAAACTTGTTTATAATTTCTACCTGGTAATCACGCAGCACTATCGGTTGACCTGCGGCTGGGTGACCCTTAGGCCAAAGAGTTCCACTAAAACTATCTACATTTACCGCAGTGAAGTTAAATGCAGTAGTGTAATCTCTGGTATCATTTAGTTGTATGTCGTACCCACAACTGTCAAGGTATTCAACAACTTCCGGTAATAGATTGATGTAGGTAGAACCTGCAAGACTAAAATATGATACTTTACCATTCCACCTACCAAGACGGACACTTGGCAAATAACGTGCACCTGGTATCTCGTATTCAAACCTCTTCATCAGGGCCCGCCGCTCTGCTAATTCAAGGCCTTCTACCTTGCAATTTACCTCATCACTAATATGTATTGTTGCTTGGCGCATATTAAACTCTTCCAGGGTAATCTTTTGGTATGCTAATTATCTTCATACCATACTCATCTGGATTATCTGGAACTGTTACACCTGGTTTACGCACCAATTTCATATCTTTAAATGGTAGATAATTTACATGGTGGTGTTCCCGTTGAAAACGCCAAACTAGTTCTGTATATTCCGGATATGCCTCTTTAAGCATACGACTTTTAGGTGCAGTACCTTCCTTAGCATAGAATTCTGCCGTATTACCGCCACCCACACGCTGAGTACGCAGTTTATCCTGTAGGAATGCATTAAATTGTACTGTACACCAACCATTAGTCAGCATGTCAAGACTGAGGATAGTATCTTCATTGTATCGCCCACGCCAGCGCCATGGTAGATCATTACGGATAAGATTACAACTATAGATACGGGTATTGGTTACAAATGGTGGTATTGCAGCATTCTGTGGTGCAAAACTGCGATAGTTTGGACCTGCCATACCTACATTGGAATAACGATCACAGAAGTCCTCCATACAACGGAAAATTGTGCCATCGGCAACTTTAATCTTAAGATTCCGGTTCAAGCGGAGGAAATTCATTATGTTATCATCACTAACCCAGTGCCACTGGTGACCTTCCTTAATGGAGTGTTCCCATGCAAAGTTACGTGCGGGTCCTGGCCCAGTTGATTTAGTTAGACCGTGATTATCAAGTAAATCATATGTAGACTTATACTTTTGATCTAACACTAACAATTTTGCATATGACTTTGCACCTGTTTCTGCTGACCATTTTTTAATTTCACTGTCGTACCAATCATGTTCTTGGGCTTCAACCACAATATAGTGTGGTACCCTCATAAAGTCAAGTGCTTTACTGGTATAGCGGCTATCTGCCCTACCCTTACTAACTACGTACCATGGATATTTTGGATTAGTTTTGTCCAAGTTAGTTATCCTCTGCACGGTCATCGCCGCTGTTAACGTAGAATAGGTCAACTACATCATTCTTTTCTCTTTTAGGAAACCAAATACTTTTTGTTTTTTTGGTTATATTTTGCTTTACTAATTTGGAAAATGCATCAATGCCTTCCTGGCTATCAAAACTAACGATTATTTGCCTGATAGCGCCATTTTCTGGCTGGTCAAATTCTGGCATTCCACGCCATTCGGCTTCCCTCTCATCATCTGGAATACCTTCAAATAGGCTTGTGTCTGGTTTCATATTTACTCCTTACTCTATATTTACCACCAATTGTATACCTTTGCAGGGTAGTTTGTCAACAGAAATAGAAAAACCCACCGCTGGGGTGGGTTGTTTAGTATGCGTGGCTAGTATCAGCCGCGCATACAGGTGTTTTGGGTCAGCACCTTCCAATTGGTAGGGCTGATCTTGACCAGGTCGGCAATCTTTAGTGCCATACGCAGGGACACTTCACGCAACTTGGTGCGGTTCTCCCACATAAACTCAAGGATTTCGGTATCCTTGCCATCTTCAAAACCGTACTCGGCAAACAAGCCACCAATCTGGTCCTTGCTGGCATCACGGTGCACCTGCTTGATGCGGAGCATCTTATCACGCTCACTGTTGATGGTCAGATCAAGGTAGTGGCAACGGCTCTGGAGGGCTTCCAGGTGGTCGGCAATCTTCTTGGACTTGACGTTCTCAAAGTTCAGGTTGGTAATAAAGATGACCGAACCCTTGAATTCAAAATTGTCGGGGATGCCTTCTCGGCGGAGCAGGCTGCTATCCGAGTTCCAGAAGATGCGGCGGCGCTTACCGCTGTCAAGGGCAGCCTTAAGGATGTTAAGAGCCAACTCATCCGAAAAGGCGGAGTCGCAGTCATCAAACACCAGGACATTCTTGGGGTCGGAGAACTTGTACAGTTGGGCGTACAGACCAAGCGGGGTCATGGCACCCTTGACCACCTCAAACCGGATCTTCTTGCCGGCGATCTTATCAAACAGGGTAGCCTTCTCAAGTTGGCTTTCAACACCAAAGGACTTACCAACACCAGGGGGGCCAGACACGATCATGGCGCGGATGTCGGAATTGATGGCAGCCTGGGTCATTTCATCCAGGATGGAGAACCGGGTAGCAATCCGGTCCATGGCTTGATCGTCTGATTCTTCAGGTTGCGGTTCAACCTTAACGGTATCAGCAGGGGTGAAGGCAATTGCACCAGCAACCGCACGGCGGGGGGCCAGGGCGGCACCACCAAGGTACTCAAAGTCGGATGAGCGGCTGATACGGATACGGCACTGCAGGCCACCGTTAGCCAGAGCGGCGCTGCCGTCGTTCTCCACGGTAATGAAACCGCCGCGCTTACCGTCCTTGTAAGGCTTGACCATGCTGAACACGCCAGCAACAGGCTTGTCATGGTATTCGCCGCGAAGGATACGTACTTGGGACATTTATTAACTCCTATCTATTCAATGGATGTATTATATACCGGAACCGATTTATTGTCAACCGGGTCCTGTAAATATGGCACTTGAACCATACTGACCTTCCAGGATCATACGGGCTTCGGCCACGGTGGCTGCCTGTACATGTACCTGGAATACCGCTCCAGTGCGGCTATCCCGTATCCATGCAGTATATGTATTCACGGCTGTTGGACTGTCTTGGTATAGTTAAGTTGGGTTTGGTAGCCAGGGCGGTGGGCCTTGACCTTGCCAGTCACGGTAATCTTATCACCAACGTATGCTTGACCAAAACTAAAAAACACCGCCAGATTGTCATCGGTTACCACCGTAACAAACCAAGTATTCCACTGTTTGCTATAGACGGCACGGACAACTTCGCCAGTAATCTTGACCTTGGATCCTACAGGGCCAACGTATTGGGGCAGGCAATCTGCTATACGGTCTTCAACCGAGCGGCGCTTAAGATCGCGGGCATATGCACTGGGCAGGGCGGCAACGATAGCAGCACCACGTTCATCCATAGTTTCGGATGAGGCATACTGGAGGGCCTTCTGCTCAAATTCATTGAGCATCTTGCCGCCTAGCATCTTGAAAGTAAGACCCTTGAAGTGGGTACGTACAGATTCACCAAGAACGGTATCCTCTTCCAGGATACGGTCAGGCTCGGCCATAAAGGATGCAACCAGTTCACGATTACTGGTAAACGCAGGAGGCTCACCATCTACCGTAATAAGGTTGCCCTTGATGTAGTCACCACGGTTGACACGGTGGGCAGCAGCGGCAGCCGCAAAAACGGTGGTGGTGGAGACCATTACGGGGTCAGGACGCTTATAAGCCATTACTTGCTCCGTTATCTAACTATGGATACAGTATACTATGGAACCGATTTAACGTCAACCAGTGTAGGTTTCGTAGGAACGGATGGCGCTCCGGCGGTCGGTATGCTTGGCAATATGTTCCACCCAGATACCCTTTGCGGACAGGGCGGTGGTCAGCCTGGGCAGATCGCAGTCTTCCTCAAGGTAAACGGTGGCACCCTTCTGGTAACTGTAGGGGGAAATCTGGCTGGCGATACCAAGATCAACCAGTACCTTTCGCTTGACGGCGCCCCAACCGTGGCCAGGGTCGCTATAGAACTTGATTTTAAGGGTCTTTGACACTTGTTGCTCCGTCTATCTACTATGGATACAGTATACTATGGAATCTAATTATTGTCAAATTTGGACTGCCATCACGGACTTACGGATTTCTTTCCAATACCATTCCTCAAAACAGTACCAGTACTCCTTGGAGCCGGCATTACGGTTCATACAGGTGGTAGACCGCTTTGCAGAACTTTCGGCATTAAAGGTCTTAATCATTTCACCAGACTTACAGTGGTAGACCACGAAAATCATGGTTGCTCCTTAGTAGGGCTTGACGTTGCAGAGGTGGAGGGGGCGCTTACCGGGTTCGTTAACCCAAATAGCACATTCGAAACCAAGTGCCTTGGCTTGAGCAATAGCCTCTTCAACAGTGGGGTAGGTGCCCTTGTTCATGCCAAAGTTTACCATATGGACAGTATACGTGGATTGCATTACTTGTTCCGTTTATCTTGTATGACTACAGTATATACGGAAATGGATTTATTGTCAAATTATGACATAAAAAACACTGGTGCGCCTGTGTCTTCGCCGTTTAGTGCCATAAGTATTTCCTGCTGTTCTGTATATATAAGTCGCTTACCTTCAAGCGCATTCCGTCTGGCAGTATCGTCCAACAATAACCAATCTTCTACTATACGGTGGTTACCCCATGCCAAACCATAGGTTTGTGTACTCCATAGCCAGCCGAATAAGTTTTTTAACGTAACTAAAGAATTCATGGGGTGGCTATGACTAACTGCCTGAGCCATATCATTTGCTAGTAACGCACTGAAAAAACTACCAGGCGCAAGACCGTGAAGGAAGTAGTTTCCAATTGATTCCGCAAAATCTTTTGGTACTTCCCAGTGTGCCATTCCACGATTAAAATACACACGGCTGTATTCAGTGATTTCCATATTGTGGTATAGTATAGTAACTAGTACTTTACTATTTTATATGTTTTTTGTCAACTTCGGCCAACTTTTTTTGGATCCAAACTTCTGCATCGGATTCCCGTTTGGTCTTGTAAACTACGCTGCCTGTAACTGGGTTTAGTGGATTATCCCACCTTACTACAACGTAGCACCTATCATCTCCGTTCCAACGTATGCCGTACTCTTCCATTGTAAATATATTTAGTTAAACTGTAATATCTTCCATTCCAGCAGTTCTTAGTCTAACAATATGCCCCATTTGCCATTGCTTGGCCTCTAGACCCTTCATAATACCAAGCCATCTATTGCGCAGGAGTGCAACCTCGTTAACTAGAGTTTCCATGTCTACTACATCTTGTTCGGCATCACAGTAGCGTTCAGCATCCCTGCTAGTCAATGCTCTATTATAACCCTCAAGATATTTTTTAAATGCCTGGGATCTAGTTTTGCGTAATTGTATATTGAGGTAATTTAAAACTGCCTCAATGACTTGTAATTGATTAAATCGGTGTTCGGTTATCCCTGGTAACGCGGCTATATTTTTTTCAACCACACCCTTAATGCCACATTCTGCCTTAGCAGCCTGTAATTCATCTTCAAAGTGGGAAATAAAATCTGGCAATACTGCCAGATTTTGTGTTATTTGTGTGTACCAGTTCACATTAGCCTACGTAAATTACCAATTACTGTCTTCATCTCCACCATCACCGTAGTCATCCGCATCTTCAATATCGGTCTCAACATCATCAGCATACCACTTAATAGCAGTTTCAACTTCACTATCGCCGCTGAATTCATAACGGATATCATCCAAGTCAAAACCGCCATCAACCAAAATGCCAACTAGACCATCTGCAAGTTGCTCTACATCTTCTTCCGGCAACGCATCACGCACTAAATTCCAAATTTCTGCTGCTAGGCTAACACTCATTCTTCTCGCTCCTCCTGAACTTTATTATTTATTTTTTGTTTGCCGAATTCAGACATTACAAGATCAAGGCAGCCACCGTCATTTGTTTCCCAACCCTTACGGAAGTGCTTAACAATTTCGCCATCTAGGGAAGTGTATGCTAGACGATTACCCTCTTTTTTAAGTAAACCACTCTTTTCAAATAGATCAAGTAGACCGCTGTATGGATTCATGCCAGTGGTATAGGGAATTTTAACCTGAACACTTTCAAATGGTTTTGAATAACGTGTCTTCATGACCTTACATGCTGACCTGATACCAAGTACTTCACTTACTTTGTTGCCGTCTTCGTCTTCTTTTAGTTTTAGTTTACGCATGGCAACTACAATACTTGATGCATAGATAAACCCTTGTCCGCCTGAAATTTTATCATCGGGGTCAAACATATCCTGGCTAGCATATGTATGATTAGTGGCAACCATGCCAATGTTTAGTGAGCCAAACATGTTAACACAGTTGCGCACCAGTGCTGTTAGGGCTTTAGGCTTACGACCCATATCACCCTTCATATCACCAGCCTCAAACTGGTTTACATCAGTAGGAGTTAGCAACATTCCTAGACTATCAATAATGAATAGTACTTTAGGACGATCCTCTGGAGGTAGAGCCTTGTAGTTTACAACAAACTGACTAATTGTTTTAGCAACATCATCAATCATTGCCATATTAAGTTTTAGCAGCTTATCTTCGCTAGTGTCCACACCTAGGGCTTTAAGCCAATCTTCGTCTAGTGCATTTTCACTATCAACAAGAACTACGTAAATACCTTGTTCTTGTGCATGGCGGACTAGGTTCCCTGAGCAGATATAACTTTTACCTGAGCCACTTTCACCGGCAAATACTGTAACTTTGCCCAAAGGAATACCCTTATTAAAATCTCCACTAACAAGGTAGTTAAGGGCATAATTGCCGGTACTGATCCAGTCGGTGGGATCATTGAAACCAACACTTAAGCCCTCAATGCTTTTTGTAATATCTTTACGAAATTTACTTACATCGAATGGTTTTACCACGTTTTATCCCCTACTATTTGCTACTTGTCTGGCAGTATACACAGAATAGGGTTCTGTGTTAAGTAGTTCTGGACTATCTTTTGCCAACTTTTCAAATTCCCAATCGTTGGGATAGTGACGGAGGACACCTCGTGCACGTTGGCGCACAATACTTGGTACACGTGGTGTTTTACCTGGGTCACATAATTCTTCCAATAATTTTTTACCTTGCTTAAGCGCACGGTAACGTTCGTCTGGTAGTGTCATTTTATTACTCCATTATGTAGATGGTACCGGAGGATATCCGGTACCATTTTTGCTACTATTAGGCTGCCTTATTTTGGCGGCTACGAATCATAGCAAGGATGTCTTGTGCCTTATCACCGCTTGTAACGGCGGCAGAAACTTTAACTTCCTTGGCTGGAGTTTGCTCTTCCCATGGTGGGGTTGAATCTTCCTCTACTGCCTTACGTGGCTGTGGTGCTGCCTGGCGTGGTTGCTCTTCAGCAGCCTCGCTACGTGTTGGGTTACTAATCTGTAGACCCCATGGCTTGTAGTATGCACCCCACTTTTCTGGATCGTATGGACGACCAGCGACGCTTGCATCAAACATTTCACGGATGATACGCTTTTCTGCGTCGGTTGGCTTCTTAGGTAGGAATTCCTTTAGATTGAATAGACTATGTGCTTCAATGGCGGCCTGTTCAACTTCAGTTAGGGCTGATTCCTTGCGGGCCCATCCACTTGTTGAATAGTCTGCATATCCACCCTTCTGGGTCTTAACAATCTTAAAATCTAGACCACGTAGATAATCAGTTGGCAATTCTTCAATCTCGGGATCCATTAGACTGGACTTGATGATTGCAAAAATTTGTGGACTAATCACAAACCTACGGATTGGATTCTCTGGAGTCTTGTCATCACCCAGTGGGTTCTGGCGTACAAAACCCTGGAAAATGTAACTCTTCTTCTTCCAATACTTACGACCCATATCCTCAAGGCTCTTGTCCTTGAACCAGTCACGAACTTCTGTTAGGATTGGGCAATTTTCTTCGTACATTTCCATACATGGAACCTGTACCTGTACTTCCTTGCTATCGTTTGATCCAACTACTCCGGCAAACGGCAACTTGATTAGATTACGTTCACGCCAGAAAAATGAATTAGAACTATCACCGTCTGGTAGAAAACGCACAGTAGCACTGGTACCTTCGGCCATATTCCAGAATGGATAAATGGCGCTATCAGCCTGACTACGTTCTTGATTTTGTTGACTACGATTTTCTTGTGCCTGTAATTTGGCACGGATTGCTGCTAGTGATGACATGATTTTTTCTCCTTATTAAAAACTTTGTCTTTTACTAAACTATTAACTTAGATGTAATGTCAGCGAGAAACTGACGTTGACATGTAGCATAGTATATATTACTGGTGCTCAATGTCAATAATATTTATCATTCGAATGGTAAAACTGGTACTTTTCTTATCATTTATGGCCCATAAACCTACGTAATTCAGCCATTTCCTTCTTATGTTGAAGTATGTCTTCCTTACTTGGTTGAGGGGTTAGATCAGGAGGTGTTCCCGGTATGGCACTTTGGCTGCCACCACCAAATCCAAAATAATTAGGATTATCAGCCTCGTTGATACCACCTAATACTTTATCAAGTATTGTTCTAATCTTTTTGGGTGCTTTTGCAAGTGGATAAAGATCGCTAACTATATTATCCCGTACACTATCATCACCGGCGGAATACATTTGCCTTATTTTACTGGCACTATCAACTGTTTTACCTGCCACAGAAAAATCAATTTTAGGTACCACATATATATAGGCATGTTTACTTAATGGTTTTTTTCTGCCTTCTTTATATGGCTGAAAGTACTTTGCTCCGCCAGACTGTTTAGGGGAAAAATCAAAACGGTCACTATCTTTTTCGCTAATTGCAAATATTAAAACTGTGTTATCCGGATCAAAATTTCCTGTTATTTCTTCTGCCTTGTACGGACTTTTAACTTGAACAAACCTGTCTCTAGGTACACCACTCTGGTTAGCCAAGAAACTCTTGTCATTGAATTTAAATGGACGCTCAGTAGTGGTATCGGTTGCTGCTACGTACACCTCACCATCTGGAAACTTATGTGCTAGATGGTCAAAAACACTTGCGTGACCTAGGTGGAATGGGTGAAACCCACCTGGATAAATAACCAATGTTTTTTGTTGCGTATTTCTAACCGCTTCGCTTACTGCATCTCTAGCAGCCAAATTTTGTGCTGAAAAACCCTGCCTGTCAATGAATTTGAGGCCGCCGAATACAAATCCCTCCTGGCTCTCTTGTCCACCCTGGAGATAGCCCTTGATTGGGCTTTCTTTTGCTGCCTGTTCAATCTGCCTAACAACATCCATTTTATAGTTATAAACATTAATCCAATTTTGGAATAATTGCTTAATTACTTGTTTATTAGTCTTTATATATTCAAGTAGAGCGGCATGCATTTTTGGACTAATTTTTTTGCCTGCTAATTGACCATCAAGGCGTTGCTGCATCCATGGGAAAAACCCGGCATATAAACCTTTAAGATTGCCACCTACTATTCTATTATTCAAATATACAGTAAAGTGGTTTGCAAATGTTGTTGCTGTTTGTGGTGCACCGCTAATAAACCCATCAATGTCAGCCTGGCTAGATGATGCGCTTTCAGCAGCAGTACGTAGACTTTTGTTCAATCTAATATCTGGCTTCACGGGCATACTTACTGGTAGTATAGCCACATTACCAGAAGGTTTAAGATTACCTAAGTCACTAAGCCATGTTACATTATCTTCTGTACTTACCGCGCCTGGATCAAGCCAGCGGTGTACGGCAATACCTGCAGTTTTTCCGGCCAGATATTTGCCTAACTCAGTATCTACCCCCACTTTGTAAAGAATTCCATTTGGATTGGGTCTAAATTCGTAAATCCCGCGATTGTCTTTTAATGGTTCATGGAACATTAGATCACCCATGTACCAGCCTGGACCAACATAACTACGTTGTAGCGATGGCCATATTTGTTGAACTATATTTACTAATTCACTACGACCACCGTCCGGCCGGCCTGCTTCATGTTTTGCAAAATCACGTGGGCTATATATTCCTGGACGACCACCAGAACGATTAAACATATGTTTATCCATTATCTGGAATTTACCATCTGGGCCAGAACCAAATACTAGAGCCGGATAACCATCAAATTTAATTGTTATCGCACCTGGATTTTTAGCAGCACGATCCATAGTTTGTAGTACAGCCTGCAATGGCATATAGTCTTTTAGCCCACCCAGTATAACCATATCTTCTGGGTGATCCATATGCCCTTTACCCTCTGCTAGGTATTTTACTTCATTTATAGTATTAACCCAATTAACAAATTCTTGCAGAAGTTTCATTTTATTCCGCTTAATTTTTTTATTGCTGTAAGGTGCTCATTTACTGCCTCTATAGATGGTGTGGTGTCAGAATTCAGAGTCTTTAATATGTCCTCCACCCGCCTAATCCAACCACTTACATCACTTGACCCTATTTCGTAGACATTTCCTACTCCATCTGCCACATCGTCTACTGCCTGTGATACCTGATCTAATCCATACTGCTTAATTAAATCTAATCTTCCATTAACTATACGTCGGCGTATTGCTATTGCTACTGGATTCTCATCAGAGTCATACTCGTCTTCGCCTAATTTCTTTTTATGTTTATCGTGGCGTTGGTGTCCAGATTTACCATGCTTACCAGCACCGCTTTTCTGGGCATATTTTGCCACAAAATTGCGTGGTTTAGATTGTTTAGCACGTTCTGCCAATGGGGCTTGAGGTGTGCCAGGTACTGGAGGTGCGGCTGCTGGTGCTGGGGCAGCCGTAGCGGGCTCCGGTTGAGCAGCGGGTTCTGCTGGTGGCGCCTCTACTGGTGCCGCCTGTTCCGGCTCAACGTCAACTAGTGCTAGTACTTCGCCACAAAAATCATCAGTCTTATTTTTTTGTAGCCAAGTGATTATAGCAGATTTAGCATCATTATCTGGATCTACGTCGGCCAAGGAATCTAAAGTTTTAAATAATTCGCTACGTTTATCCTCGTTGTCAATTAATTCCTCTAATTGCCCTTTAATACTCATAGCATCGGCACCCACCGGCAATTTATCTTGGGATTTAATCAGATTCGATAACTCTTCTATTTTTTTATCCATTTCCGGTGTTCTACCTTCGGATATACTTTCTGCCCACTTACTAAATTCTTCTGCTTCAGTGATTTCACCAAGATTAATCTTTAACTTATGTAACACTGGAATGGCACGTTCAATGCGTGGATCTAATTTATTAGTAACAAACATTCCAGCATAATCACTGTCGCCGCCCTCTTCCATTAGGGTTGGCTGCCATGATTCAAAATATGACGTATAACCACGTGTGCCAGAAAGGCGTTTAATTGTGCCACGTAGATTTTCGTATTGCTGGGTTGCTTCTTTTACAATAGTACTTACCGCCTCATTGAATATTCCATTACGTGTTGCACGGACAAATCCACCCAAACGGCTAATGTCTTCCGCTAGATCCTTAATGTGTGTCCAGCGATCATCATTATACTGTCCGCCTTCTGCTAGATGCCTGGCAAATGCGCGGCCGACGCTTGGTTTTTTACTTGGCACTAGTAAACGTTCGCCGTCAGCGGTTTCTAGAAATATTTTTTCCACATGATGGTAACGTAGATCACCTTCACCTATTTGTTTTGTGTGTTTAATAATCATTTTTATGGCTGGTATACCATCACTCCAACTTGTATGTTTATTACCATGCCATGCTTCTAACAATTGTTCTTCTGTCTTTTGTTGTTTACGTTTTTTCATTTCAGTGCCCAACCTATCAATATTTTGTATGTCAAAGCCCATTTGTCCATTTCTCAAAGACCAATCTTTAAGTCGTTTAAGAAACTTTGTCCAACCACTATCCCCCTTGTTGGTACCGCTAACTGCCGCATCATTATAATATACTGTTACTTTACCATCATTTGTGGTTACAGTTACAGTTCCATAGTTATGGTTGCCATTACGGTAGTTAAAACGGAATTGATCTGCATCAGCGGGATCAGGTACAGATTTGCCGTCAGTATCGAGATATACAATCTTGTCAAAATTATATGCACGTAAAAAACCTTCTAGGTCTTTATTAAAATTTTCAGTTTTCTTAGGCATCTTTATTCCAGAATATTGTAGTATTTATCAATGTAGGGAAATACTGGGTGCACCAACGGTCATTATAAATGGCATAGGTTCTATAACCTCGCTGTGATCCCTAATATGGCTATCAATGTCAACAAGGTAGTTTTGTAGATGCTGGAATAATCTCACTACCAGCAGTGTGGCCATTACTAAGTCGTCGGTTTCACCTACTTTTGCAGCATAACTACCTCCACTTGCCACAAACGTCTTTAATTCGCTTATCAAGGTTGAACTGTGTATAGTTAATTTACCACTTTCCAATAATATTTTAAATTTAGCACATGCAGCCAATTTTGTTTTATTAGTGGTATTAAATCCGCGACGGTAACGTCTTGTGCTTCCTAACTGTTTAGGTTCACTAAGCATAGTGCCTAGTATGTTTTCCTCACCGTATTCAGCAAGAGAAATTAGTGCTGCTTCGCCTATATTATTATTTTCTAGTGAGTAATATAATTTATCCGGTTGACGGGTAATTTCAATTATTTGTTTATTGATTTCCGCTAACAACTTAATTTGTTCAGGAATAGTTGTACGATTATGCCGCCATTCTGCTACTTGTTGCGTTGTGTCTGCCTCAAATACCTGTATAGCAGCGGCATCTCCACCTGTGCCCAGGCTTGGATCCAATCCAACAACATAAATCTTATTTTTTTCTGGACGTTTAAACCATCTAACTTGACCAGTTTTGTATATGGGTTCTTTTGACTCAAGTGTAGATAACTTAATACTATTGATTAGGGTTTCCTCGTCTATAATAAATTCGCACCGGTGTTCTCGGCGGAAACGTTCTTCTCCAATTTTACTTATTTCTTCTTGTGCCCACTTTTCATCACGCTCTGGATGTTCATTCCATAATGCCTTAAATGGACTAAAACCATTCTTTCCTAACTTTGTTGGATTACCCCACTCGTCAATATTTTTATTTGCATCCTTCCATATTAATGCAAATTGATCTTCATCACTGTTAGGTGTGCTAGTTATAATACATTTACCACCAGTTGCTAGTGTGGGAGATATTGATGTCCAAAATTCACGTGCTATAGTGGGTCGAACGAACGCAAACTCGTCTAAGTATAGTAAAGATAATGACATACCGCGACCAGTTTTTTCTGTTGTTGCTCTAGCAACTATACGACTTTTGTTTTCAAAGTCTATATTGCCTTGATTATATGCCTCAACACCCGGCTTAAGCCACATGGGGCACATTTCATATGCATACCGTATACGTTGCATAATTTCTTGAGCACCGCTGTATTGGTGGGCCGCAATTAGTATTGTTTTATCAGTTTGAAACATTGCAAACCATAATAGATAGCCGGCCGCAGAAGTAGTTTTGCCTAACTGTCTACCAAGTAGTGATATACTAAAACGATTTTCGTGGTAATTTTTAATTAAATCAACTTGATATGGATAAGGATCGTAAAGAGTTTGACCTAGCATAGGGTGCTGAATGTAAAAATAGTGGCGCATGAAATGTTCAAAGCCAGTATCTGGATGACAGCAACGTATTACTTCCCTTATTTGATCAGGAGATAATTCTACTATTTGACCCTTTTGTCTAACAAACTGGTTATCTCCAGCCATTACTTAATTCCCCGTAATTATAATATTTACACCTGGCCAGGCGATTGTGTAGAATTAAGTTATTTCCTGCCACTCAATACTGGCATATACTGACTGGCTATTGCCTGTGGTGGCCATCATAATTACATACTCGTAAGGTACACCAGTAAATGGCTCACGCTCAAGTTGATAGGTAAATGTAAACTCTTCCTGTGTTGGTGCACTGCTGCTTTGATTTGTGGAATTTATAAACGATTGTTCTACAATGTCTCCACTTACTAGTGCAGTTGGGCCAAGATTGTATTGCACTGCACTGTCTGCCGCACTGTCTACCCATGTGCCACCGGTGGTTACAGCATACTTGTATATCCTGTATTGGAATATACTTTGCTGGACAGGCACTAGTGAATAATTGGTTGGAATTACAACCGCATCCAACATTGTAGGCTTAAGTCTAATTGCAATCACAGGACGGAAAGACACATCATTGGGTAAGGTAACTGGACTACCGATTACGTGGGATGCGGCCCGTGGATTACCTGATAGTTGATATCCACCTTCGGATATTACACTAGCACAAACTTGCCGTAGAGTACTTGCTGACGCTGTGGTACCAGTATTTGTAATTTCAATACGCAATGGTAGAGTTGCAGTTGTCATGTATGTAGTTGTATTATCAGCAGTTAGTGTGCTTGGTATATTAGCATGGTGGAAGTGGTGGCATTCAACATAATTACCATCAATAATAAATCCAACACGAACAGTTCCTACACCTAACCATTCAATATCACAGTACCAAATTTGATCTAGTGCTGGATCTAAAACAATACCAGACGGGTTAACACCAACCGTATTACTTAGGCTATTCATGTTCCAATCCGCTTGTGGTATTCTATCCTCAACTATGCCGCCAGAACTACTACTACGTATAACCATATTAAGTGTAGTTCCTACCGCTTCAAAATATATACCGTTATCAGCATCAAAATAACCCATACGCTGCCTTAAGTTTGCTTTAGGTTGATTAAAGCAGAATGACTTATAAATTAATAGGCTCTTACCTGGCTGATATGGAAACACCCTAACGGTTTCACGCAGTACACTATCTCCAGATGCGGTACCAACATTCAGTAGGAATGAACTTGAATTTGCTTGATAAGTTACCGAGGCAGTTCCACTTGTTGATGTGCTATACTGTTCGTGGTCATAGTATCTTGCCTGGGTATCAAATAGTGTAACTGGATTACTTACACGCAATCTACCGAAGGCATCTACTACACCATCATTAAACCCGTTTACATTTACACTAGTGTTTGCTGGTAGATTTGCTGTAACAGTGCCGGAAACCACCCATGGGCTTGTGCCCTGGTTTGCAGTAACAGTTCCACTTACGGGTTGAGTTGCTGGGAAATTACCAACATTGACTGTTCCACTTACAGGTACCGGATTTCCAGAGTCATTCCTGATTTCAACTTCAGGCATAGTACCTATATTAACAGTACCAGACACAGGCATTGTTGTGCCAGAAATATCAATATTCCCTAATGCCCCTATTGTAACATTATCAACGGTTACACCACCAGTAATTGTGGCATCAGTTCTAACGAAAACTTCACCAGTAGACTCATTAAGGCCTAATGCTTGAGTGATATTTCTAAGATACCACGGTGCTACTTCTGTTGGGCTTGGAACTGGCATATATTACCTCATAATCTCCATGGTCTTCCTGGTGCTGGCAGTAGTGCACGGGCGGCCCAAGTTGTGAAAACATTGTACTGCCTGTAGTACGGCTGACCAAATGTACTACGTATTGGCTCACTAACATCAAGTAATTTAAGGCTGGCCTTTGCCTGCTGTAGGGTTAACCCCTGCGCCGCTGCTAGAGCGGGTGCATTAGTCTGGATATAATCATTCCAGTTGTCATAACCTACAGGTGTTGGTGGTAGAGCCATATTATATTACTAGTTAATAGTATTTAGTGTTAAATTGGCTTTTCTCCTGTGAGGTATTGTTTACTAAACCACAACTTAAACCATGCATCTGTGCCTGGTTTAATACCATGCTTCCGTTGCAAGTCGGCTTTTTCTTGACCAGTTATGCTTATATTTGAACCAGGAGTACCAGTAAAACTGCCTACTCCTGCCAATTTTTTTAATTTGTCTATATCATCCATTACTTGGCATAACCACTAAATGGTTTTACTGGACTAGACTTATTGGTATCTGGTGCCTCTGTACTACGATTATCTGTAATCTTTTTAACTTCGCCAGCACCGATCATCTGTGCGGCCTTGTTGATTATTTCCAAGTCAGCATCAGTATAGGTCGCTAATAGTGGATCACCAGCAGTTGCACCTGCGGGTGGTGTAGGATAATCAGGTGCACCAGCCATGGCAATACCAAACCTCCATTGAGCATATGGACTACCGCCTTGTTTATTCTGGCTAATATCAGGCATGCTGATTGCACCTTTAATGGCAGATGCCTGTCCTGGTGCTAATAGTTTACCATTAGCAGCAACATCCTCTGCTTTACCATACTTTGTCTCTGCTATAAATTCACTTGCCCTCATCTTTATCCGCCAATCTTAAGCCCTTAAATGGTACTTTTTCTTTAGTGTTTTGCCATAGTTCTCTATTACTTAATAATTCTACCCATACATCACGTTTAGGGCGATTTAATTTCCAGAAATCAAACTGTAGATTACTACTTACTGGTCGACAGTATAAGGTACGTTCACTAGGCACACATAATTGCTGGCTTGTAGTACGGAATTGGTTCTTGCCTGTACTAAAA